ACGATCACGAGAGAGGCGAGAGATAAGAATGCGAATCTTGTCACTGCTGTTGTCTACCCAGCTCTTGAGCCTCACACTGGTAGGCTTCGTGTTAATGGCACTCCCGTACACTATGATTCTTTTATCAACAATTTGCTTACAAGTCATAGTAAAGCTAAAAAGAGCAATAAAGATTTTGCTTGGAATGTGATTACATATAAAGCCATTACTGATGATGGAGATCCCTTATGGTCTTCATTCTTTAATGCGAAGAAACTAAAAGAGAAAAAGAAGTTCTATTCAGACTCAGGGCAACCACAGAAGTATTTCCAAGAATATATGATGGAAGTAATGAGTGATGAGGATGCAGTATGGACAAGAAGACATATTAGTTATTGGGATGGATACTATCAAAATGAAAATGATGTTAATTATATTGTGAAAGATGGTGATCAAATTCCAGTTAATATATTTATAGGATGCGACCCCGCAACAGATATAGATACAAAGCATGCTGACTTTTCAGTAATAACTGTAATAGCGATAGATGCAAACAATGAATTATATGTCTTAGAATATGAAAGACATCGAAGTATTCCGACAATAGGAAGTAAAGCACCAGATACAGGAGAGATAATTGGTAAGAAAGGTGTTGTCGATTATATATTAGAATTACATGAAAAATATAATTGTATATCGTCAACAGTTGAAGATGTAGCTATGAATAGAAGTATATTTCAAGCTCTAAATGATGAAAGAAGACGTATAAATAGGTTCGATATAGCGGTAATACCTGAGAAACCGGGTGGAACTAACAAAAGAAATCGTATATATAGTGGACTTTCAGCTCGTTTTAGCATGGGAACTATTCATTTGCGTAAGAATATGTTTGATTTAATCAATGAAATAGTTACTTTTGGGCCTAAAATGGCTCATGACGATACAATTGAAAGTCTTTATTATGCACAAGTGCACTCGTTTCCGCCAAATATGAAACGTGATAAAGAAAAGAAAAGATGGTTTAAGCCAAAAAGAAAAGCCAAAAGTTGGTTAATCGCATAACAAAAGGATAAATAAAATGCCGAAGAAAAAGAAACCCGCAAAAGGAACTGCTGCTTATTATATGTCAGACGAGTACAAGAAAAAAGTCTCGAAAGGCAGAAAGCCAGGAGCTGCTAAAAAAGCTTCTAGAAAATATAAGGTAAAGCAGGCGGTTTCAAAAGTTAAATCAAAAGTAAGTTCCAAGGTAAGAGATATAAAAGTTAAGAGGTCTCAAAAGAAAGTTTCGAAATCTCTTAAAAAAGCAGGTTTTGATGAATCTCCTTATGGGAGAATGTTACCAAAATCTAAAAAAGCTAAAGCTCAACCAAAGAAAGCTAAAACTTCTGTTTTTCATTTGAAAAAAGGAACCAAAGTTCGTAAAGGAGCTGTTGGTGTAAAGAAGACTAAAGGTGGCGAATATGTTAAATATGGTAAAAAGTCAGAAGCCGCTGGAAGTTTTAGATCAGCTTTCAAGTCTGGTTGCGCTGGTGGAAAAAAGTCTTTTACGTGGGACGGTAGAAGTTATAGTTGTAAAAAGAAGTAATCTTAATAGGAGGCTAATATGATTAGTGTTGGCCAAATAAGATCACTAGTTCATAATACCTGTTTAAAAATGGGTGAGAAATATGCATCGAAAGATGCAGTTGATTTAGTGGTTTCTACTGGGATTGTAGAATCTCGGTATGAATATATTAGGCAAATGGGAGACGGCCCCGCCAGATCATTTTGGCAGGTGGAGCCAGCTTCAGCAGTTGATAATCTTGCTCACTATCTAAAGCATCGTAAAGGGTTAATGGGAAGATGTGCAAAAGCAAGTCTTGTAGATTTAAAATATTGGCAAATATATGATGAGGATATATGGGCAGAGATATTAGAAAAGAATATCGCAGCAGGTATCGTTCATTGTCGTTTAAAATACTGGAGAGTTCCTAAGCGTATGCCTAATTCATTGGAAGGTCAAGCAGCTTATTGGAAAAAATATTACAATACAGAGGGTGGCAAAGGCGATCCCGAACATTTTATTGAATCAGTAAAGAAATGGATGATATAATTATGGCTGACGATTTTAGAGAAGCTGGTAAATATGATGAGTATTCTCATAGAGCTATGAAGATGAGAGAGGGTATGGAAAGACCTAATCTTGATAAATCTGGAAAAAGAATAGGCGAGTCGACACATATAATGGCGACGGAAAAGATAGATGATAGATGGGTTTCATTCCCTACATTATTTCCTCATAAGGAAAAACCTAATAGGTGGATTGATTATGATAAGGGAGGAGATACATATGGAGCTTATGAAGAAGCTGGGAGGCGTGGTGAAAGATTTGAATTTGGTCAAGATAAAGAATCAGCTTTGAAATTTGGGAAAGGAAGTTGGAAATCTAAATAATGGCAAGAATAACTAATAAGAAAAGAGCACAGACAAACAAACAGCTTTGGGAAAGAGCTAACAGTAGTCACAGACAACGGTGGCAGACTCTAAGCCAAAAAGGTTTTGATTTTTATCTGAATGAGCAACTCTCTAAAAGAGAGATTGATTCATTAGAGGAAGCGGGTATGCCTACATTCACAATCAATAGGGTAACTCCAATTGTTGAGATAATGAAATACTTTGTAACTGCTAATAACCCAAGATGGAAGGCAGTTGGAGCTACTGGTGATGATGTAGATACAGCTCAGGTACATTCTGACATTGCAGATTATTGTTGGTATTTGTCAAATGGTAAGTCTTTATATAGTCAAGTAATATTAGATAGTTTAACAAAGGGTGTTGGATATTTCCTTGTAGATATTGATAAAGATGCAGACAGAGGAATGGGTGAGGTTAATTTTAGTAGAATTGATCCATATGATGTATATGTTGACCCAGCTAGTAGAGATTTCTTATTAAGAGATGCTACTTTTGTGATGATTAGAAAAAATCTTTCAAGGTCAAGTTTAATAAATATGTTACCTGAACATGAAGCAAAGATAAAAAAGGTAGCTAAAAGTTCTGAGGTTATATCGTACTCACAGAGAGATACTGAAGAATCTTTCAGTGTGCAACCAGAAGATATTACAATGGGTGTTAATTTAGATGCTGAAGATGATGATGTAATCCCATATTACGAAACATATTCCAAGAAAAAGTTTGCGTATAGAAATGTTTTTATTAGAGTAACTCCACCACCTGCAGAGTTGGCAGTTATAAAAGAACAGGTAGAGGAAAAGATTATTGATTTCCAAAAGGAGATTGAAGTAGGTCTGAAAGAGAAAGAACTTCAGTTACAACAGGCTGTAGAAGCTGGTGAAATGATACCTGATCGAGCACAATTGGAAATAGAAAAGGCTCAAAAGATGGCTGCTCAAGCTATAGAAGAACAAAGAATGCAGTTAATGTCAGAAGCTCAAGATGCTGCTACTATTGTAAAACAGCGTGTAATGAGTGAAAAAGATTATCAGATATTAGTTTCTAGTAATGAATCTAAGAATAATGTTGTCGATGCAGTAAAATTCTATGAGAATAGAATTATATTAACATGCACAGTCGGTGATGATGTATTTTTATATGAGTATACACTTCCAATTAGTGAGTATCCAATAATTCCAGTTCCGTATATGTATACTGGAACACCATATGCGATGAGTGCAGTTATACCTCTTATTGGTAAACAGCAAGAGATAAACAAGGCTCATCAAATAATGTTACACAATGCAAATTTAGCCTCCAACTTAAGATGGATGTACGAAGAAGGCTCAGTACCTGAAGAAGAATGGGAACAGTATTCTTCATCACCGGGGGCATTATTGAAATACAGACAGGGATTCACCCCTCCAACTCCTGTATTACCCGCTCCTATAAATAATGCTTTTTATACTATTACTCAAGCAGGTAAGGCGGATGCGGAATATATAAGTGGAGTTCCTTCTGCTATGATGGGATTTACACAAGAACAGCCTGAGACCTATCGTGGATTACTTGCTAATGATGAGTTTGGGACAAGAAGATTAAAAGCTTGGATGGGTTCAATAGTAGAACCTTGTTTAGAACATTTAGGTAAATGTTTTCAAATGATTGCTCAAAATCATTATTCAATAGAGAAAGTATTTAGGATTGTTCAACCAGAGGCAGGTCAATCACCGCAGGAACAGGAAAAAGAAGTAAGAGTTAATATACCGATTTATAATGATTATGGTGCGGCTATAGGAAAATATAAAGATTATGCATCTGCAAGATTTGATGTAAGAGTTATAGCTGGTGCTACAATGCCGGTAAACAGATGGGCTCTACTTGAGGAATATTTTAAATGGTTTCAAGCAGGATTGATTGATGATATTGCCATGATAGCTGAAACAGATATAAGAAACAAGAAGGGTATAGTAGAAAGAAAGTCAATGTATGCACAAATGCAGTCACAGATTTCTTCGATGGAAGAATCTTTAAAAGACAGTGAAGGAACAATTGAAACATTAGAACGTCAACTTGTACAAGCTGGTATTAAGATGAAAGTAGGCGACGCAGGAAATGAAATAAGGAAGGATGTTCTAGAGACAGAAGCTCAACAAAAACTTTTAAGAGGTATGCTTAAATCTGAATTTGAAAAGATGAAAGTTGAGATGAAAGCAAATCTATCTAATGAAAAGAATAAAAAAGAGTAGTTTGGTTTTTATTGCTTTTTTTTATAAATTACACAGAGTGAAAGGAAATAACTTATGAGTCAAGAACAAGTAGGTAACGCTGTAGAAGCCCCCGAAAGTAACAATACTCAAACCAACATAGACGCAATGCCTGAAGATTTTTTTGAAGCTTTAGACAAAAGTGTTAACGCTGGTATTTTAGACGAATCTTCGCAATCAACCTCGGACAATAACAGTGGTAATACACTAGCGAGCCCAAGTGAAGTTCAACCGCAGGTTTCTACTGATGTAGAAACAATAAAGA